CGCGTCGTAGGTGGTCACGGCCAGTTTTTTGAATCCGCGCGTGAGGGTATCGAAGTCAACCCCGGTGGACTGGGCGGCATACTTGAGCACGGAAAGATTTTCAACCGAGATCCCGGTCTGTTGGTTGAGATGGCCAAGCTGAACGCCAGCTTCCATGGTGGAGGTGACCATCTCTTTGAACTTACCTACAACCTCTTGCAAGCCGAGAGTGATCCCGGCCGCCGCAAGGCTAGTTTTTAATGTCTTGCCAATGTCGCCGAGAGAATCAGAGGTTGATTTGGCTTTCGCCTCTGTCTCATCCAAGTGCTTCTTTACCGCATTGAAAACTTCGCCGGTTTTATCTTCACCGGACACGACAACAATCACGCCGCCTTTACTTGACATCGGTCAACCTCTCCTCATCCACCACAGAATCACCGTGCAAACGATGTTCACCGAGAATGCCAGCATGTAGAGGCAAGCCAGCGCCCCGAAAATGTAGATAATCGGCATCGGAAGAAAAAAGCTAATGAGCATCGGTCAACCTCGCACTCTTCTTTTTTGATTGTGCAGCGCGGGCCGCAAACCATGCCTGTGCGGACTCCGCGGCTGTCGCGAACTTGGGAGCTGGTTTCGTGCGAGCCTTGCGGCCCATGAGTTCATCGGGCGTGATGGGATCGGCGTCGGTGGCTTTGTGCGGCAACAGGAGCCAGCTCACTATCCATGCGGACTCCTCACGGCGTTCGCGCATCTCGCGTTGATAGCGGGCGCGGTGGCCTTCAAGGATGAGCACCAGCTCCGAATAGAGCAGCCGGTAAAACTCAGAGGGCGGCAAGCCAATCTCGCCGCACACGATGCGAAATGCGTCTTCCCATGTGGTTTGTTTTGCGCGAGCCCGCTTTGACTTTGTAGGCTTCGGAGTGGACTGGATGGCTCCGCCGTAATACTGATTCAGAGCGCGGCGTACAGCCACCACGCCCTGTTGCGCCCAGTTGTGCCGTTCACCCAACCACCGCACGTCCTCGATAGTTAGCGTCTCACTGTGAGCCTTTGCGTCCTCCTGCAAGGCCGCCCACAGGTACAGCCGGAGATTGTCTTCATTGACGGCGAGCGCATACTCTTTCTCGCCCGTCTCTGGATCGACGCGCTGACCTACCTCTTCCCATGCCGGCGTATTTTTACCGCCTGCGTTGCGGATAAGTATCTCTGTGCCAAGGTTGATTTCCACGCGGCGGCGGCGGTCGAAGTCAACAAAGATCGGTTCTTTGTAGAGCACTAGGGTTTGCATTTGTCTCCCAATAAAAAAGAGGGTGAGCCTCCCCGAGACTCACCCTTCCCTCAAAGCTCCCGGATGAAGGCGTAACCCAGGAGCGCCCTAAAACTTACTGAATTACAAGAACGAACGGGCCGTTTCCGTCAAGCGTGATCTGCACGTCTTGCAACCCGGTATTCTTACCGGACCATTTCCAATCGGAAACAATCACCGGGCCGACAAAGCTAACCACTCCCGAGCCTGGAGCAAGAACCGGGGCTATGGTGATACTGACGGGCACGCCGTTAATCATCGAATTGAGGATGTATTGCTGGCTGGTATCGCCGGCAATAAAGTCCACCTTGGCTGAACCGGTGAACTCAAGCAGCCCGAGAATGCTGCTTTTCCATCCGTTGTTTCCGTGATCGGTGGAGTCTAGTTTTTCCGCCTTGAAGCCCCCATCGAGGTCCTTGAGGCCGGCAAGCACCACGGGCGCTCCGCCCGAGGCCGGAACATAAGTGAGCTGGGCTTTGTAACCCTGCAACTTGGACGGGAGAGATACGGGCGAGATGGAAACAGTAACGGTGCCCGTGCCGGTTGCAGTTAAGTAGACGCCAATGCTTGCGCCAGTTGGGGTGTAGGTGACCGTCAACGTGTCGGCTGCAATCGCCAGGACGCCAGCCGGTACCACAATCGTGGCGGCTCCGGTAACGAGCGTAACGGGACCAGAGGTGAACGTACCGCTGGTAAGCTGCACGGTGCCAAGAGCGGTGCCAGCAGCCCCGGCAACGGCAACCGCCACCGGCAACGCTTGCACGTTGGTGATGGCAGATGCGGACGGTGTAACGGTTACGATGGGAGCTACTGCGCTCATTTGAACCTCTCCTTACAGGCCGACTAGCCTGGGTAAGTCATGTTGATTGACGGGTCGAACCGTCCTACTTCGACATTCACATGGAAGCTAATATCCACGCAAACCTGATCGGAGGCGGACTTATCGACATAGCCGGTTTCGATTTCGCCGGGATAAACATCGGAGACGAGCTGGCCGAGCGTGGGGTCAAGGCATATCTGTTTCCAGGCCCACAGCACAAGCGGATCGGCCACCGTGCTGATTGGGATTTTGGCCGCGCCGCTCACGCACAGGCGTACGGTAATCACCGCCTCAACGTGCGCCGCTCTTTGATCGCAGTCATAGCCGATGTCGATCTTGGTAGAGAACACTTTGAAGGCAATTTCAGACTGACTAACAGCCTCGAAGCGATCACGGTAGGCAACCGCCGGCGATCCCGGCGCGTTAAGCAGCGCAAGGATCGCCTGAGAGGCTTGTTCCCAAATGGTGATCTTGCCGGCCATCAGAACACCTCGCTGTAGGCTTCGTCGGGAACGCTGGGCTGGCGGCTGTCGTCGTGGCCGTCAAGCAACACCAGCTCCTCGGCAACGATGCTCGTCTTCCACCGCTTCACTTGATGATCGTCTTCCCAGCTCGACGTGCGGAGCCGGCCACAGACGTAGACTTTGGAACCTTTACGGAGATACTGTTTGGCGATTTCAGCTAGGCGGCCAAAGAACACAACCGAGTGCCACTCGGTATGGTCAACCCAGGTTTCACCGTTTTTCTTGCGTTCGTTCGTCGCCACGGAGACCATCGTCAACGCGGTTCCATTTTGCAGCGTCTTCGACTCGGGCGGCTGGCCGATGTTTCCCAGCAGCGTTACGGAATTCACACTCTTGCTCATAAGTTGGCTCCTGTTGCGGGCGCAACATTCGGTTAGTTAGTCCGGTTTGCATAACACCTCTCGAACATCCCACCGGCATGGACCCGCCGGCGGGAGCCCTATTACGCGCGTTTGAGGTACAGGTCTGTGACCTGCATATCGCGCTGCTCAGGTAGGGAGTGGACGGTGTACGAGACACCGCCCACGGTGATGGAGTCAAGGGGTTTGGGCGTGGCCGTGAAAGCGTTGTACGGGATGTGGAGCATGACCGTGTTGCGCTCAAAGCCACCGGGGCCGCCGCCGTGCGAAAAAACATCGGTGGACGTGTCGAGGATTCCGTTCACGGCCGGCTCGCCGTTCCAGATCACGGGAGACTCTTTCCCGAAATCACCAAAGAACACGGGCAGATCGGAATCACCATACATGAGTTTTGCTCCGCAAAACAGTGGTCAGTGGTCAGGGGTCAGTGGTCAGTAAAGCCCTGACTACTTCTTCTTTGTGGCGGCCAGCTCCGCTTCGAGATTGGCAATGCGGGCCTTGAGAACATCCTCGCCGGATGGTTGTGCGGCGCGCTTGGCAGCCTCTTCTGTGGCCTTGATTTCCGCCCTGACGGCGGCGATATTCTCGGCAGTTGCCTCGGCCACGCGGTCATGCTGGATCAGGTACTTGAAGTTGTGGCCAGACATCTCCACCACGTCTCCCTTTTCCATGCGCTCGCCGTCCACAACCATGTCAACGCGCAACACGACGTTGACGGTTTTGCTTGCTTTGTTCGTTGTAAGCATCGATCCCCTCCTTAAGGGGTAGCGTTGGGTTACGCGGGGCCTTGCGGCCCCGCCTGTTGCGGTTTAAGTGTTGCGGTTGGATTAGCTGATTGCGATATAGGGGTTGGCAACGAAGGCGGCGACGTGCCGGCAGGCAACGTCGTGCAGTGCGCGCTGGGTGACAACAATCGCGCCGCTGGCGGCCTGGGTGTACGGATCGACAACCACCTCACGCGCGCCCCAATCGGCAACGATCAACTGACCCCAATCGCCAAATATGGCGTTGTGCAGGATGGAGCCGGTTACGCCGGACTTGGTTCCATTCTTGGCGAGCTGATTGGTGACGGCCGCGCGATAGCCGGCGGGGCCTTGCGTATCGATGCCCAGCGGGTCCTTGGGGCCATCATCCCAGATTGGAATGGCATAGCCGGATGCAAACTTCGGCGTAGCCTTGAGTTGGGCGCGTACTTCCGGAGTGAACATGAATCCAGAGGTGGCCACATCCGCGTTCGCGGCTGCAACGGTGGATTCAAACGCCAGAATGTCAGGCCAGGTGAGCGGCTTGCCACCATCACTGAATGCAGTGCCGGAGGGCGAGAGCAGCGTGAGGCCGGTGAGGTTCATCAGGCCAACCGGGTTCGCGCCGCCAGTGGGTCCGCTGAGCGCGGCCAGGTCAAGGGCAAGCTGGATCACCTTGTCTTGATCGGCGCGGGCCAGACCCTCGATATCGGGCGCGGTTTCAGCCAGCAACTCAACGGTCCATGCGGTCTGCACAGAGATGCGGTGCGGGGTCACAGAGATGAAGTCCATGGAGAGATCGGCGGGAGTCACAGCCGCGCCCTCACCCACCCACTGCGCAGTGCCAGCGCCGGACTGGCGGGGCAAGCGGATGATGCCGGTCAATCCACCGAGGCGGCGCGCGCCAAGCTGCTCAACGCGCGGACGATTACGCAGAATCTCGATGACCTCAGGCCGCGTATAGGTTGCGACGGCGGCGGCTTCGGAGGTGACTGCGATCTGACCAGCGCCACTGCCAATGGTCTGCGTACCCAGGGCGCGCGACATGGAATCCGGAATCAGCGGGCCTTCCGTGGTGATCTTGAGGCGCTTTTTCAACTCGTCGCTGAATTCACGCTCCAAGGCCGCATCGCAAAGGCTGGCAGCGAACGTGCCGGGGCGCGCGGAATTGGTGAGCGAACGAACAAGCCGGAAGACGGAGAACCGCTTCTGATCGGACTTATCCATTTCGCCGAAAAGGTTGCTGCCTGCGGTGCCCACCTTGCTGGCATCGTTGGCAGCGCAAATCTTGCGCGAGACCAAATCGCGGAACTTGTCGGAGGACATGTTTTCGGCGATGGCTTTCTGAGCCTCGTCAATGGTGACATACTTGCGGAAATCGGAATCGGTCGCAACGGCCATGATGTCATTGCGCCGCGCAAGCTCCAATTCCTGTACGGTTTTCTCAGCCGTTTCGGCCATGATTCGTATCTCCTGTTGCGGTTGAACTTCGATTGCGGATTGTGCAACGGGCGCAGGGGAACACCCCTCGGACGTGGACCTGTCCGTGGGGACCCCGTTAACGCTCCGCCGCAAGACGGTTTCAATTTCAACCGGATATTCCTGGGCACCCTCAGAGCGGCCCACGCCCACCGTTGGGTCGGCGGGAGTTGTCACAAGCGATGCGTCGAACGGTTCCCAGTCACGAACCTCGCAGCGAGCAACGCAATCACATGTACTATCGCTGCAATTGGCGCAGTCCCCGGCTTTGCACTCATCGCAATCGCAAGTGCAATCCGGGTCGGCAGTCCGTACCATTTTGTGGACCTTGTAGCCAACCGAGGCAGCTTTGAGAATGCCGTCATCGTAATCCTGGCGCTTTTCCTGGGCGTATGCGGAACGGCTGAATGGACCCGACACGAGCAGTCGGCCACCCTTCAACTCGTAACTATCTACCGCGCCGAGGTGGTCATTGACGCCATGGTTAAAGAGCGATGGAACCATACCCTCGTCAAGACGTTGCGTGCGAACTGCACCTTTGTTGTGGAGTAGGACTTCATTACCGAACCACCGCCTTACCGGCTCTTCACTGCTCACTGAAAAGCGGAAACGGCCAGGGTCCGGCCCGGAGAGGCGCTCGCCTTCTTTTGGCTTGCCCTCAATCTTTGCCGCCCGATACTGCATTGGAAGCGCGGCCGGTATGCGTTTAGTGCTCATACTTTGACGTTGCACCCAAAGAGAAAAACCCCGCCAATTTCGACGGGGCTTTTCCAGCGGACAGTGAACAATGGTCAGCTAAACAAGTGGAAGCTGAAACAGCGTGGGTTGGTGGAAGGCGCGGTCGTGGTGATAGTGAAGCTGGTACCCACAACGCGGGCGGAGATGGTAGGCGGCACGGTGGCCGGTGTGGCATTGCAGGTAACGCCCAGGTTGGCGCTCAGCGAGGAATCTTCCTGCACAATGATGTGCGATCCAGATGCAACCGATGTGTCATTGACAACCACAGTGGTAGCGCCAGCGGCCACAACCACGGAGCCGGTGAGATAGTTCGCACAAACCGCCGGGGCCGTCTTGGAGACGCAATCGGCACCGCCATAGAGCGCGCGGCCTTGCTGATCGTAAGCTATTGGGGTTTGCTGTACGCTCTGCGCGCCGGAAAACGAGACTGCCAGCGCCAGTGCACAAACTGCAGTCAAACCGAACATTGCAAATTTCAATTTCATTTTCCCCTCCATGGGAACTTGCTTGGTTGGGCCTTTGAACCACAAGGCGGTTGATTAGTCGAGAACCATGCCTATGCAGTTGGTTCCGTCGTAGACGAAGTAAGCCAGGTAACTCCAATTAGCCCACAGAGGGATATTGAGCGCATTGCCGGAGGTGACAGCGCCAGGCGCGAACTGCCATGTGCATCCCGATCCGAAGTTGACCGTTTGTGCAACCTGCGAAGTAGATGTGTTTTGCGGGTTAATGAGGATCGCAAACCGCGCTCCGCTCACCAGGCCGGTCACATTGACGGTGCGCATGGCAATCGTGCTGCTCAATGGCAGAGTGGCCACGCTCATCATGGCCCCGGCGGTGGAGAAAGTGACCGTTGCGGAGTCTGTGAGTGTGGCCTGGGTGATGGTGTTGCCCGCGCCGATGTAGGACGCGGCCTGTATGTTCCACGCGGTCATGAGATCGGGGGAGACGTAAGCGATGGGAAGCGCGGGCAGGTTGGGCGTGTAGTCATCCAGGTTGCAGATTCCAGCCTGGCACCAATCGGTATCGCCCACGGCAACGCTGTGCGGTTGCACGCAACTGTAACCTGGGCCGAGTGCAGAGTTGCTTTGCGTTGTGGTAAGGGTAAGCCGAAAGCAGATATTAGCCGGGTTGGTCAACCAAGTGTCTGCGATGGTGAACGAAAGGGCACCTTGCTGCACATAGACACTCACGGGGAGCGATGTAACCTGGCCGCCGCTGCCCAGCCGATACGATGCGGGTGTTCCATCCCGCAATGTAGGTTGCCACCACAACTGGCCAGTGATAAGGTTCCCGGAAGAGTCAGAGAAATAATGTGCGGTCACAGTGACAGTCTGCGCGGGAAGCGATGCAATTCCACAAAGCATCGCAAGGGTGAAAAGGGTAATGCGAATCAGTGTCTTCATTGTTCATCCTCTTTCGTCAGGTCCCACAGCGAGGCGTTGGCGGGGTGCATTCCACGCACAAGACTGCGACCTGGTTTCACTTTTGGTTTAGCGGGCGCGGGCTTTGCCCCGGCCTTTGGCTTGCCTGGCTTCGATGCGGGCTTTTCTTCGTCCTCTTTTGGCTCAGCGCCGCCGGCGGCATCTTCCGGCGTCTCATCTTCGTTATTGATTTCGCTTGTGCCCTCGCCGCGAATATCCGTGCCCAGCGCGATACCTAAGCCGTCCGCAAGTTCCTGCTCGCGCGCCAGCTCTGTGTAGGTTTCTTCCAGATCACGGCCCACGCTATTGAGGATGCTTTCGTGGGTATCAAAACCGTTTTGTACGAGCAAGGTGTTGGCTTGCACGTCTTTGAGCGGGTCGATCCACGGCCAGCGGCGCGGCTCCCACTTGATGAATTCACCGCAGAACCGCTTGCGATCCGCAAAGGGCAACGCGATAGCTTGATTCAGGAGACCAGCGCCGAGCCACGCATCGTAGATAGGCTCTGTCACGTTGTCGATAAACGAGGTCTGCATCTCCATCCAAAACTCGCGTACCTCCATCTCGCCGATGCGCGCGGAGCTGTAATTGACGCCGCTCAAATCGTTGAAGAGTGAGTGATAAGGAACGTTGAAACCGGAGGCGATCAGCCGGCCCGATTGCTTTGTGAACGGGTCAAAGGCGTTGGTGGGATGCGTGGGCGTGTGATTGTTGAGTGTGGCCCCGGTTCCCGTGAGGTCGAGGGCGCTCCCCATGCCGATGTCGATTGCCTTAGAGCCGTCCGCGTTTATTCCGTCGCTTTCAATTTCATCGGCATCCTGATCGGCACCCGAAACATCTTCGAGAGACATCGACATCATGGAGCCGATACGCGCGGCGGCCAGCTCCGCCTGGAAGTATCCGTCAAGCATCCGCAACTGGCCCATGCCGGAAGCCATCCACGGGTAACCGCGCGTCTGGCCGGTGCGGTGGGCCACGATCCAGTGAATGATTTGATCGGCGGGAATGCGCTGGCGATTGGATGAGCCGAAAGAGGCTTCGTACGGATTGCCTTGAAAGATGTGATAGGCAATCGGTTTTTGGTATTGATCCACCTCGACGCCCATGCGTATCTGTGATCCATCGGCGCGGCCCATGAGGTTGTAATTGTCGTCAAGCTGATCGGCGTCAATGAGCTGTATCTGGAATCCGAACGGGTTGACGGTTTTGGGCACGTAGACTTTGCGGATAAGCTGCTCTCCATCGCGCCCTGTGTTCTCTGTGATGAGCCGCTGTACCTCGCGCCATGAGTAGCGGCCACAGACGGTGCAGGAACCCTTCTTACCCCATTCACGCCACGCGCGGCGCAACTCTTCATTGGCCTTTTCATCGAGACCGTTGCTGTTTTTGCTTTTGCGTACCTGGGCAACCTTGAAAGCCAGCTTGATGCCGTGGCGGCCCGCAACGTTGGCGCGCACCATGCCCAGGAACCGGGAAGCGATGGGCGAGTTAATGGCCTGATCGCGGGCGCGGGCGCGGAGCTTGCGCAGATCGATTTGCAAGTCCTGATCGGCGGAGCGCGAGGCGGAGGGCCAATCGACGTTGAGGCGGCCCAGTTTTGCAGCCTGAAAGCCGGAGTATCCGCTGGACCCGCCGAGCTGGGCCAGAGTGGAATCGGAGGTGAGCGAACGCCGCGCGGCGGAGATACCGCTGGAAACGGCACGTATTGTGCGCATAAAAAGGTTGGTTGCTTGATCGGCGTTCATGGCTCTCCCTTACACGCTGGTTGTGAAGCGGAAACCGATCACGCGGCGCGGGGCATACTCACCCTTGGCGCGGAGTTCGGCTTTGTATTGAGCGCGCCAGAATGAACGCTCTTTGATGAGGTCGGCGCGGGGAAAACGGCGGAGTTGACGGCCGTTAATCATGTACTCCGAAACGCTAGGGTCAGTGTTGCCCAGGAGACATGCGTTGATGGCGTCGAGGTTTTTCTTGACATCGCTGCGCGTATCCACGGGGCCGGTGGCCGAGGCCAGGTTCGGCGCTACGGTCACATCCTGCAATGGCAGCGTGACTTGCTCACCGGCCGCCGTGGTGCCCGCAATGCCGAGAAGAATTGCCACCATCTGATAGGTGTCAGATGGGCAGGTAGCAGTGAGCGTTGCGGGAGCTTGAATATCGAAGGATTGACCGTCGCTATCGGCGGTAATGGGCGGATTGCTGGCCAGCGTGCCATCGATCACAAAGCGATTGTTGGCGCTGTTGAGGATGTACTTGAGCTGGTAGAGGCCGCTGGGGTAATCAGGGAAGACGCGCATCCAATTCCACGAATCGCCCGCGCGGAGGTCTGTAGGCTCCAGCGGAATATCGGAATCGTAGAATTGGTTGATCGGCGTAGCTGGATTGAGTAAGTTGCCCATAGCTTCACTATGGGCAACGATGCGAAAACAACGCTAATTTAGACGGGATTTAGAAGAAATAAGGGCCGCATTGCGCGGCCCTGGGTTACTTTGGCGGTAAAAGCGGCTCACTCCAAAACTCTCCGCCGGTCTTGTCTGCCTCATCCACGTGATCTGTTCCTGGATAGGTAACGTCAAAGGGTAGTCCACACGAGTTGTAAACATGCACGACGCGCATTTCACCATGCTTGCGGTGCCAGTAGTATCCGGGTGTAGATGGCGCTTTCGTAGTCCACATCGCAATTCCTTTCTCAATTGATTGCGCGCAATACTCCGCCATTTCAACGAAAGACGGGATAATCGGCTCAAACGGTGATGCCGCCGCAATCCGATAGAGAACAACCGCCGGGTTGCTCTCATCAAAGCGCCTCAATTCTTCCGGCAATTCCTGATTCATCTCTATCCTCGCTTTCATCCTACGTTAGCCAACATGGTTTGCGGGTCGCTGGGATCATCCTCGAAACAGTTGCCGCAGATCAGCATAGCATCCGGCTTGGCCCAGGCGTTCTGTTCACACGATGGGCAGGTAAACTTTGTCTTGCTTTCGTTCTTAGCCTTGGCCTCGGCGGCCATGGGCGCGGGTGACTCCCAGCGGAGCTTGAGGCCCTTAGCTTTGAGCTTGGCATAGGCGCGGGCGTAGGGACCATCCTTCACAACAAAGTGCGTAACAGACTGGCCTGTCTCTTTGCCGCCGGGCTGTCCGGTTGTGGTGGGCTGCAAGCCAATGGCTTTCATCTTCGCCGCCCACTCCCGGTCGTGATATGCGCGGCGCGGAGAACTGCCACAGGCTTGCTGCCACAGGTGAACCATCTCGTGAGCCAGGGTAGAGAGAATGCGCTCATCTGTCTCATCACAGAAGCAATCGGGGTTGAGGGCGATTTCATGGACCGTGGTTTTGTTGCCGCGCCCGTGAAAGCGTTCCGGAGAGAAGTATCCGCGCGCCTTGGCGTGGCGTTGCAAGGTGACCAGCACTTGAGGGAGAGAACCGGCAAAGAGCTGATCGTTAAAGAAATCGAAGGCCGCTTGAAAATCGAGGTATTGCTGTTCTGTGATCTTGTCTTTCACAAGTGCTCTCCTTACTGTGCGCGGGTGAAGTTTTCGGGATGATCGTAGTTGAACGGATCGGCCCAACTGCCGTCGAGATTACACCCGGCAATCCAGGCCATGCCCAGGAGTAGCGCAAGCATGAAGGTGAAAACAGCGGCGTAATGCATAAAGTTGGTTGCCATCGCTTTCATGCCTTACCCTCACTCTCTTTTTGTATCGTACGATGCAATAATAACCCAGTATGTGACAGCGAGCACAATGCTGTGTGATTTATTTTTAGAGGGTGCGGCTAAAGTTGCGGAGCCGGGATGCGGCGGAAGGCCGGCGGCGTTGCGGAGCGGTAGATTTGGGAGGCACCGGTGGTTGAGGTACCATTTTCCCTGCGTCGAGAGAATGGTCGGCGGGAACCATATTGTTGGCGTCAACAATATGGTCTCGGGCGGTTTCGTCTGACCCCTGATCCTCAGCGGAGCCGATATATTCCTCTTCTGGCGCGGGCGCTGGCATACCGGCAGCCTCGCGCTCAAGGCGGAGCTTTTCTGTTGCGCGGAAGAGACTGCGGGCGATCTTGCGGAAGTTGGGCCGGCGCACGGAAACGGCGGCGCGCGCGTAGACGGCGCAATCGAGGGCCTCGTTGCGTTCTCCGCTTTTCACCCAACTTCCGGTGGTTTGAAAGTCTTTTTTGGTGATGACGAACTTTTCCGCAGTGAGCTGGCGGAAATACTCCGCGTCGAGCGCATCGCTAAAATGGGTGAATTGCGAACCTGGCTTGCGGACGCGCAAAGATGTGAATACATCTTCCTTGGCGGTGTCAGTGCCCACGGTGTAAAGCAGCGTTTTATATGGGCCGACGCGCGTTCCCGACGAAAGCAGCGGCTTGCCGATACCGGCGCGGCCCACAATGGCGTGCCAGCGGCGCAACTCATGCTTGCGCGTGAACTCATAGACGCGCTCGGTATGGTGGCCGCCGGAGTCTATGAGCGCGGTGGAGATGCGCATAGTGACGCCGGCGCGGTGCTCCCAGTCTTCCAAGAGGTAATCGCGGAGCGCGGCCCACGGACTGGCTGGGTCGGCATCTGGCAAAGACGGATCACCGGGGAACACTTTGTGTTCGATGGCCCAGCGTTCATCGTCAAGGCCCCATCCCCACACCGTGCATTCAAGGCGATTGTCTTGGGTATCCACGCCGGCGGTGAGCCACAGAACACCAGAGGGAAGCACTTCGCGCTCGAATCGCGGGCGCTTTTCCAGCTCTGACATATTGGCCCCGGTGCCACGAATCTCCCATGTCTCGGCGAGGTTCGTGTTCACAAAAACTTTCATCCGCTCCAGGGAGGTTTGCGCTTCGAGCCACTCCTGGATGAGGTTCAACCAATCGACCACGCCATAGAGCGCATTGAGATGAAAGCCGGCCGTTTTGCCGTCGTGACTCACGGCGGTGGCGCGCCACTTTCCGCTGCGGATCATCTCATGCTTGGAGCGTTCGCGGATTTCACAGCCGTTGACACAGACGTAGTACCAATCCACGACGCGCGGCCGGGAGTTGGTCGCGAGATCTTCGGTTTTCCATTTGAGGCGCGGCCATTCCAGCTTTTGCATCTCACCGCATTGCGGGCACGGCACGTAGTAGTACCGTTTATCGCTGGAGTCAAAGGCCCGTTCAATGCGGGATAGGTGCTTGATATGGGGTGTGGAGGTGAGGACGATCTTACGATTCCAAAACCTAGTGGATCGCTTTTTGGCCAGGTCAACCGGATCGCCTTCCGTGCCGGCGGACTCTTCATATCCGTCCACCTCATCCATGAGGATGATGCGCGCGGGAAGGCCGCGCAGTCCGAGCGGAGAGTTTGCGCCGACGATGACAAGAACGCCGCCGGGAAATTCCTTATTGAGCAGGGTGTTGCCGGAGTCCCGCGAACGCGGCGAGGGAAACAGTTCGCGGAGCACGGGCGTGTCGCGGATCATCTTGGCGATGCGGTTCTTGGAGAACTTTTCCGCCTCGGCCAGGGTTGGCTGTACGCAAAGGATCGGCGAGGGTTCCCAATGGCTGTAGTAGCCGATGGGGTTTAGGTTGGCGGCCTGGGTTTTTCCGGACTGCGCGGCTAACATGAGGACCACCGTCTCGATGTCCGGGTCGGTGATGGCATCCATAATGCCGCGCTGATACTCCAGCGTGGAGGTGTGGAACTTGCCGGGGGCGGCGGAGTTTTCCTTGGGGATGTGGGCGAAGCGGTCAGACCATTCGGAGAGAGTCAACGGCTCCGGCGGCAGGAACATCTTGTGCGCCGTCGAGAAAGCGCGGCCCACGGCGGCCATGCCCTCGGGAGAGGTTTGGTACGGCCGGCGGGCGATCATAACGCCAACACCTCTTGCGCGAGGCGCTGTGCGGCAATTTCGCAGTACCGCTCTTCCCGCTCGATGCCGATGGCGCGGCGGCCTAAACTCTTGGCGGCTTCTAGCGTCGTACCGCTTCCCATGAATGGATCGAGGATGGTATCACAGGTGTCCGGGGCTTGCAGGATGGCCCAGCGCATTACGTCGATAGGTTTCTGTGTTGGGTGTGTGCGCACATCCTTGCAGCCGGGCTGCACGAGAAAGCCGTTCCACCGATAAGCGATGCGGCGCACGGATTTGTTGAGGTTAGTCCATACCAGTTCGCAATCGGCAAAGTCAGTGTTGCCGCGCAGTTTGTCCCACACGAGCCAGCACTTGGACGGAGGCAGAGGAAAATAATTGCCGCCAAAGATGATCTGGCGCGGGGCACAGGAGCGGATGAGGCCGATTAGATCGGCGTCGGGCGCGGAGCTATCCCAATCGGAGTCGCCGTAGTTGCGCGGCTTGATAGCTTTGCCTTTTGCAAGGCCGCTTTGGTGACACTTAACGCCCTGGCCTTGACGGTGGACGGCGGAACCCATATTGAGGCCGTAGGGCGGATCGGTGCAAAGCAGATCAGCCACGATACCCCCCCCCATCAGGACTTCGCGGCAATCGCCGTGGTAGATAGTGATGCCGCCGTGCTGGTAGTAGGGCGTCATTCGTCCTCGCTATCAGGCTGGGCGGTGCGGGCCTGACGGATGGCATCGATGTTGGCCAGATTGCTGAGGAGCGAACGGCAACTCCGGTCAATCAGGCTGAAAATCTTCTGGCGATCATCCATGCCAATGAGCTGGGGAGCCAAGCCGGCGGGAAGGGCCAGGACTTGGGTTTGGATGGATCGGTTGGCGTTGGCAAGGACGCGCTCCAGATCGGAAATGGCCACAATCTGACCCTGTTCGCGGGCAAGTTGCAGCTCTTTGAGGTCCGCCTCGGCCATGGTTTTACGCAGAATTGCCTCGTCTAGCGTCTCGGGCGGCTGTTCGGAACCATCCGGGCCGGGATTGGTGCGGCGATTTCCGCCATTTCCGAGGTTTTTGTCTGCCTGATAGGCCACATACCACTTGAGCGTGGTGGGCCAGTCAAGCATCAGGCCGCGCGGATCGCTCTTTGCTTGTAACCCTTTGTCTTTTATCCAGTTACGTACTTGGCGGTCGGTGACTCCAAGCAACTCCGCAACGTCCGAAACGGGCAAGGCGGAGTAGTTGCGCGGGATTTCTTCTTTCGGCATAGGCGCGGAAACGGAAATGAGGTTAAAAAAGTCTGGCGCTAGGGCACACGAGAGGTGGCGCGTCACCCCCAACCGAGCCTACCGGGGAAGGACCCGCGAGCAAGCCGTGATGGTGACCCCGTCCAACAGTGATCCACAAGCTGTTGAGTATCAGTGTGTTAGCCGATAGTCCTCCAAAGAGTAAGCGTCTGGCCCGTTTGGGATCATGGATATACGGGGTTGGCAGACATCACCCACAGCCCTCAAGCTGTGCCCATCCCGCATACGCCCTCTACCTCTGTGTTACCCGCACGGCTCGAAACCGCGCTAATTCTTCAACGTGTCCAGCCAATTAGCCCAGGCTTGCAGCATCTCGGCGCGTTGCCTGGCATATTGCGCACGGTTGTACACGCCTCGTACGCCTTTGAGTTTGTGATTGAGCGACTTCTCAATCACGTCAGTGTTGTACTCTTGCTCTGACAAATTGGTTGCTGCTGTGCGACGTAAGTCATGTACTGTAAAGTGTTCTATCTTCACAGTGATACGGCTCAACGCACGGTTGAGCGTGCTGGCTGCAATCGGTGTGTGATCCGCAGCGCGCATGGGAAACACAACGCTGGCGCGTGGATGCCGTTCGCGCTGTGCTCTCAGCAACTCCACAGCTTGCCGGCTCAATGGGATCACAAGCGGCGTGTCTGTCTTGGAATGCGCCTCCGGCAAAGCCCATTCCGCCTTGTCTAAATCGAACTCATCCCAGCGCGCGCGCCGTGCTTCACCTTTGCGGGTCAGCGTCAACAAAATGAACCGCAAAGCCGCTTTCAGATCAGCGCGAATCCGCGCCGCATCGAAGGCTTTGAGAAACGCCGCAATCTCCGCCGGCTTGAGCGCCCGATTGCGTTCACTCATTTCCGCCACAAACTTGGCCGGGATCGCACTCAACGGATTCTTGTCTGCCACGCCCCGCACAAGCGCGTAATCCCACAATCTTTTTAGTAAGTTGCGGATAGCCAGCGCGCTTTGCGGCTTGCCGTCTTCCACGCGCTTGAAGATCAGCTCCCGCACATCGTCCGTGTGGATCGAGCCGATTGCCCGGTTGCCGATCACCGGATACACGTCCCGGTTCAAAAACCGGCGCATGGGTGCAACATCCCGCCGGCGCGGCTTGGGTCCACCTTGCAGATACACGGTCAAATACTTCTCACCGAACTCTTTAACGGTTTCGCCGCGCTCTTCCGCAAGTTTTTCCTTGCGTCGCTGTTCTGCCGGGGAATGGCCCTCCCGAACTGCCGTCAAAAGCACATCACGCCGCTGTCGTGCATCCGCAAGACTGAGGTGAGGGAATCGGCCCAGATTAATCTCTCCGGGCCGTCCACGTAGCCTGTAACGCCAGCGCCAACTCATTACGCCGCTGGGTTGCACCTCCAGAGCCAAACCGCGCCTGTCTGTGACCTTGTAACGTTTGGCTTGAGGTTTCAAAGCGCGGATTTTGGCGCACGACAGAGGCATTGGCTTCGATCTATCCAACAAAGTCTGGAATCATTTCGATGGATAGATTCATCGCTGTGCTTCCGTTCACGGGCGGATTGCCGGCGAACCATGCCGTTCCGGAGGCGCTCACCCTCACACCGCCGGGGATTCTCAGATGAATAAGAAAATCCAGTTGGGCCGCGATAATCTCTGACGTTAGCTTCGCCGAAAGATGCTCATGCTTCAGGCCATCGATCTCTTTGAGTGACGGCAAAATCTCGTCAAACTGCTTGGCAATAGCAGACTTCACTTGGGCGGGCGCGCCGCAAGCCTTCACACTCCAGCTCATCATTCACTCCATTCCATCGTTATTGGTTGCGGTTATAGGGTCCAGGTTTAGCCTGCGCCCTCTTTACAGGGACATTTTTCACACCTTGTAACCAAATGTGTAACCAAATCCGAAAACCGCGCAAGAAATGGTTTGTTTTCTAGGGCTGTCCATTTCTAGGTAGAGAAAATAGCCGAATTCCCACTCACAGGCGGTCAACCATGGCAATTCGCTCCCCAATCCAGCGCATCACGGGCACAGCCATGCTGTTTCCCAGGGCTTTGTAACGCGGTCCATCTGCTGTCTTGGGAGAGATGAGCGTGTAGTCATCGGGAAAGCCCTGCAAGCGTTCACACTCGCGCGGGGTGAGGCGGCGTACAGCCGCTCCCTGAATCACGCCATTATGTCTACGGCTCCCATTGTTTGAATCGAGGGTGGCGTGGGTCTCAACCTCACGCACTCCGCTTTGGCTGGACTGGAATGCAACCGCTTGGGGGACGGTGCGGGCTTCTAGCGTGAACGCAATGCCATCGTCACGGATGCCGATTCCATCTGGCCCTGCGTTGGGGTTCTCACAAATCGCACGTTCTTGAATGGCGCAAGGGTCAAAGAAACCCCCTGCCACCACAAGGTTCTGACACTCGTCTCCGGCTGGGCCGCCCGATCCCTTCGCCCATTTGCTCGTAACTGCCGGAGAGATGTACCCCCCCCCCGCCGCCGCTCAAGACAATACCGCCGTCGCAATCGAAGTCGGTTCCAAGCCCGCCACCGCCATGAGTGCGCGCGCTAATTGTGGGGGCAACGTCTTGCCCCGCTTGGCGGCGCGGCGGATGATTCCCCGACAAGCTGTGGCGCTCAAAAAATACCGCGCCGGCACGTCTCCAGTCTCCAAGATGTCCGACAACGAAGACGCGGCGGCGGCGCTGGGGAACTCCAAAGTATTGAGCGTCCAGAGTTCGGTAGGCGAACCCATACCCGAGTTCTTGAAGTCCGGCCAGGAAACAGGAGAACGCATGTGTTTCGTTCGCGTCTTCACTCCATCGACCGTCACCGTCTCCACTGTGATCGGGAGCGTCGTCGGAAGTTGAGGAATACACTCCGGGCACGTTCTCCCATACCAGCCACCTTGGCCGCAATCGGTGAGCCAGTCTAAGAAATTCGAGTGTGAGATTGCCGCGCTCTCCGCCCAAGCCCTCTCTGAGTCCTGCAATGCTGAAGTCCTGGCAGGGGGTTCCACCAACAAGCAAGTCAATTGATCCGCATTGCTCTTTCGTGATTTTCGTGAAGTCGCCAACGTTAGGAACCTCGGGGTAGTGGTGAGCCAGTACGCGGCTGGGAAACTTGTCAATCTCAGCAAAGAGCACAGGCCGCCAACCGAGCGGATGCCAAGCTACGGTCGCGGCCTCGATGCCTGAACAAACGGATACATACTTCAGCATGTTTCTCAATACTCCGTCGTTGCAAACAAGCAAGGGAACGTCTGTCCGGCAAGAATCATCCGGTCGAGCTGTTCGCGGAACGTCCGCTTGACCACTTCGCCGCGCTCGTCATCGTGGTAGATGAGTTGCTGAATGCGGCCCTCGCTCAGCCCAACAATTCCGCCATCGAAGATGTATTCTTCTTTGAGCAGTTCGGCCTCGTCGGCGCAATCCAATTGCTTGCACACCTCAGCGATCACAGCCGCTTCCGATTCGCCTGCCCACCATTCGCAATCGTTCACCGCAAAAATCCGTATCGTGCGGCGCATCTCGATTTCTCTGTCAGTCTTATCCATCGTTCTCCTCACGCAAACAGCGCCAGTTGATCCAGCGCCGGCACAACCCGTGGCGCATCGAACAGCGGCTCCACGTCGTCTTGAAGCTCACACGCACTCAGCTCATCCAAGCGCGCCCAGGCCTCGTCATTGTCAAAGTCGCCGGCGCTGTCAATCACCGCCAGCAGGGATAAACGCGATTGCTCCACATCCGCGCTCAACTGCGCGCAACATCCGGGAAAGCTGAGAAACCGCCGACTGTGTGTGTCCGCCGGTTCTTCCGACCGTGCAATCCAATCGCGGGCCAGCAACGCCTCATCAGTGGGCCGCGCCTTGGCATCAGCGCCGGGAAGCGTCACAGCCACAAGCACGCCATGCGATACCGCAGCCACGGCCAGAGTGCATCGGCAGTCAATCAGCGCCACATTGATAAACCGCGCAAAAAATTGCATCGACGGACTGTAATTCCAGGTGCGGCCGTCCGTGTTGCTGTTTACGCTTACCTGATCCATTTCACTTACTCCTGCCACCACGGTTTCAACCTGTCATTCTTGAGGTCGTCATACCATTGCGTTTTGCGAATATCGAGCCATTCGCGGAAGGTGCAGTCAAACGCATCTGAAAACCGGCGGTACTCGTCAAAACGCTCCCTATCACGAGGCCGAGCCGCTTTTCTTCCCTTACGTTTCTTCAATGCTCTTACCTCGGTTTCGTTCCTTTGAAGCTCGGCCAACGCTCTAAAATCTTCGCTTCACTTTGGCCGGTGATTTCCATCCATTCAGGAACCAAGCGCCAAAACTCCGCAATCTCCTCTTGCTGTTGTGCAACCCGCTTGCGCTCTTCCCAGCGCCGCTCCCGCATTCTCTCTAACGGCTCAGTAAGATCACCCAGCGCGGGCCACGCCTTTTCGCCCTCTGCTCTTTTGCTGCGCGCCGTGCGTTCAATCACCGCGCGTACATCGTCATCTGGAAAGGAAATGAGCGTCGCCGCGTACAACTCCAATCCCTCCGCGCTTACATCAGCTCCGCGCGCTTCCGCCAGCACTGTCAGCAATCCGAGCAGCCAATCGATCTGCTGCAACGCGGGCCGCTGTGAGATTGCCGTTGGTTCTTGCCTGGCCACGATTGCCATTTCCATTGCTCATACCTCCGGCTGGCCGCGCTCGATCCTGCGACCGGCTCAACCAACTCACTACGAACCGGCGTATTCCGCGCGGCGTCTTTCTGTTTTGAGGGTTCGCCAATAACCATTGGCGGGCTTTGAGTAATTCCACGTCGATTTCAATCCCCGGATATGCTTGCGCCCACTCCAGGCAATCCGACGCTGCGACTTGCCAATCAGCGCCGGTCACCATCGGGAGAGAGATCGGATGACCAGATCGGTCGAGCGCCGGCGCGGGGTTCACCTCCGCGCACGCTTTTGCTTTTGCCTCTGGCTCTGGTACTGGTACAGGAACCGGTACTGGCTCCGGTAGGCGGGACACCGTGCCCGATTCGGGCTTTTCGTCCGTACTCTGTACACTCGTCGTCCGTACTGGGTATGTACAGAATCCAATGTGAGCGCGCCCCAAAGCGTTCTTTGTGGCCTTATCCGCGTGCTGTGCCCAGTCATGCACGAGCAGCCTGTGAGTGGCATCAGCGTCCAACCATCCCGCGCCCGTCAGAGCGGTAATCAGCGCGCCCGGCTCACCGTCCCACTCAACCCAGGCTTCGATTGCCTGATCGGTGTACTTGCCAAGATTCCCTTGCGGCGTAAAGCGCCCGGTAAAATGCCAGATTGCCTCAAGGCATCCAAGCGCCACGTACTTGGGGCGGCCCAGCCTGGCTTTCAGGTCTGCGAATTTCGGGTGATCCGGTACCGCCCTGAGTGCCATCAGGCGGCCTTCTCTTTCCACTTTTTAAGCTGCTCGACGCGCGCCGAAAGCTGCATCATGCGCCTCACGTGATCCCGTGTTTCTTGCGGAGTGAGTATCACTTTAGCCCTGCGGCCGCGATGCCCTTTGCCCCGCAATTGCAGGTGCGATATTTGCAGAGCAATAGAATTCTCGTTGCGGCCTAACATCTCTGCGAGTTGCGCGTTGGTTCTTGTGGCTGCCAGTTGGCGGAGTTTTTCTAACTCATCACTCCGCCACCGTGACACGCCCTTGATCGTCCTGGGCATTTTCGTTACACCTTCATGGGCATGATGATGTAACTCAGAGACTCACCATCGTGCGGTGTGGCGTTGAAGAGCAGTGGCTTTTGGTGATTCGCAGGCAGAGCAATCCGCATCTCTCCATCCAACTTCTTTGTGAGGTTGATGAGATACTCGGAATTGATGCCGATTCGCAACGGCTCTTTCGGCGTGCCCACGCAATCCACGGTTTCCTGAGACTCACCGTTCAATGTGCTGGCGGAGGATAGGACGATCTGCTCACCGAAGTCGAGTATTACAAGGCCAGATCTTTCATCGCTGAGCAGCGCACACCGCTCAAGGCTACTGAGCATGTCTTTCGCGTTGACGGTGATTTCGACGCGCTTATCGTTGGGAAGGCAAGCCTGCCAGTTAGGAAACTGCCCGTTCATCTTTGGGGAGCCGACAAACACCGGCGTCTCCGCCGATACGCTGGCAAGAATCCGGTTCGCGTCATAGTTCACATCTATGCCTTCATCGTCGCCATCAAGCAACGGCAACAGAGCTTTGATGAGTATGGACGGCAAAAGCAGGTCGATTTTCTCGGCGCACGGCACAGAGTAGACCATCATGCAATGCCCATTGGTGGCGATAAGTTTGAGCGTCTCGCCGTTCCCTTCGAGCTTGATTCCGTTGAGCGTGAAACGGCTGGCGTCATCACACACAGCGATCATGGCAAAGCGCAAAGCGCGGGCCAGGTCACTCTGCTTGAGCGTGATGCCGTCACCTGTGAGGCCATAGATGCTGTTGTCTGGCCAGTTGGCGGCGGGCATGATTGGAAGCACCGCACGGGACTTTCCGCATTGCACGGTGGAGCGCGTGGACGTTGTGCTGATCTTCACATCCTCGCCGTCGAGGAGCTTTACCCATGCGGTGAACTTATCGGCGGGGATCACAAGCGTCTTGTCCGGGCCGTTCGATTCAGGGACGAGCGCGCGGATGTAGACATCGAGGCTGGTAGCCTCCACAGCTAGGCCGGTGGTCAACTGCTCAATGCGCACACCTTGCAGAATCGGTATCGTGGTGCGGCTTTGAATGGCAGCGCCTACAACCCTCAGCGCGTGCTTGAGGTGGTTGAGAGTGATTGCAGATTTCGCCGCAGAGGTTGCTTGCTCCGCCGGCTTTTCTTTCGGGGTCCCTGCGGACGGGCTTATGTCCGTGGGGTGGTCAAGGGTAGCTTCCATGACTTTCCTTTCTTTGGTTGAGGGTTGAAGGCTTGAGTTAGGCCGCATCGGGCAGAATTAATAGCTCTGCCTCGATCAGCTTTTGCGTGAGGCGGTCCATTGCCGCCGCGAACTTATAAGACAGTGCCCGCGCGCTCATGCCGAGCAATATGGCGGCCTCGGTTTGCGTCCACTCCTGAAGCACCACGCGGGTGAGGATGTCTCTGTCGAGCGAGGGAAGGCTCTTGATGCACGTCTCCATGTCGTGGTTGAATATGACCGCATCTTCAAAGCCTCTGATAGGCCGGCTCGATACCCATCCCCGGCCCACCGGATCACGCAACGTGGAACCGACGCGGCAAAGCTGCTGTAGAGATAGCGCCGCAACAGACCGTGCGTGTGCGCGCGGAGGAAATACAGGTCAATCTCTTCCGGCTCTTCCTGGGGCGCGACTTTGCGACGGATTGACTTCACGCTTCAACCTCCGTAGTGCGGAACATTCTCTCTATGCGGCTCGGGCGGCCACGGCGCTTGCGGCTCTCCACGGTTGGGAAGTCTTTCAACTTCAACTCACAAGCGCCGCAACAGGCGCTGTTGTCACCCTGGGCGCGATACCACAGAGCGCCACATGCCTCACAGACTTTGAGCTTGACGATTGACTCCATCACTTACCTTCCGCCAGACGCTCCACTTTGCGGGCCATGGTGAGGGCTTCAAACCGGCGCATGAACTCAACCTCGGCGTGTTGCGGGTCCATCGGGAAGATAGTCTCCGGCAACTGTTCACTACCGCATTGCCACTCCGCAGCATCCTCGGTAGGAACATCCATCAAGTCGCGCATCTCAGTGTTGAGCAAGATGCGATCCGCATCCTTGACCACAGACGGCTCGTGTGGACTCAGGTCAAACCGCTCCGCGATAACTTCCATGAGGTTGCGCTCAAAGCCCTTATAGAGTTGCTCGAGGCCAGGCGCGCGCTTGAGCGGGCTGGGCATATCGCAGAGATATGCCTCTGAGGCGTCGTGCAACAGTCCCCACAGAGCCATCTCACGAGCCGCTTTCACGCGGAGTGAAAGTGCGCCGTGCTCTGCCATCGTCAACTGCTCTGCCAGCTTGCTCACACGTAAGCTGTGATCGGCCATGCTGTAAAAGCAGTAGGTGTGGCCCGTAAACCGGCAGACAAGAGAGAGCGCGTGGGCAATGTCTTCAATGTCCACCTCTCCCGGCCTCGGAGCGAGCGGCCAGAATTTCTTTCCGGTAAAAGTGCGGATGAACGTCTCTTGAGTGCGGATCACGCGCGGGGTTTCGGAAACCATGAGCATCAGGCGGCCTTCTTTCTTTCCGCCCATGTGCGGCGGTTTTGCTCTTTGATTTTGCGGATGGTTTCCGGCGATTGCTTGCGGCGTGGCGATCCCTGGGTGCGCAGCGTGCGGCCACCAAACGAACTGACGGCATCGTTGTACCCGGAATTCACGGCATCGAAGATGCGGATAAATTTCCGCTCCACTTGAGCAAGGCGGCGCTGGGTTGACACTTCGGCCAATACCTCAACTTCAAAGCAATGCGCCTGAAATGTGCGCATATCTTCGTAGAGTGGCGAGGCGAGGCGGCCAAGCCGCGCCTCGCATTTATGCTGTGTCCACCGGCGCGCAAGGCTACCTGTCGTCTTGCCGATGTAGCACTTACCGTTTGCTGTGTTGCGAACGAGATACACGATCACTTCGTTTCCCCTCTTCATCCCGCTGGCGCATCAGGCCCGCAGTTAGTCCGCCAACTTCCAATTCCAGGCGATGGAGTATGTCTCGGATGGGCATGTTGGGATCGGCGGCGATTGCCGATTCGTAAGTGAAGCGGCCGTCGTCATCAGGCTTTGCGCCGGCGCGCACAGCAACCACGAACAGCGCGCCGCTGCCTTTCCTGATCCACTCGCACGCGCCCTCAAGGCTGTGCGTGCTTGTGAGGTCCCATGGTTTGCCGTTGCTCACGCCGCCGCCTCGGTTTCGATCTTGATTGCGCGGTACTGATACAGGCCACTGCCTGGGCGTGTGCGTTCGTGCTCGACCTTCCATCCGCGCCGGCGCAGATCACGGACGCGGGCGCTGATTGAGGTTTCCGCGTAGCGTGTGCCAAACCGGCGCTTGAGTTCCGCAGCCAGGTTGGGAAGTGTATGCCAGAAACCGTCTGACATGATGGCCTCGACCTGGGCGCGCTGTCCGGAGAGCCGGGCGGCATCCGTAGGGTTGGCTGTTTCGCCTCGGAGCACAGTTGGTTCCATGGCGTCGGAGAGGAGGGAGGTTTGTTCGGGGTTGCGGCTGTGTGTAAATTTCACCGGCTGGCCGCCTTTCTACCGGGGTCCCCGGCGATAGGTCCACGTCGCTGGGGTGGTCTCATGCTCATGCGGCCGGCCTTGCAGGGATTCGGCCAACCGATCACAACAAACGGTGAGGTTGTGAGTTGAGAGATGGCCCAATCGACGCGGGAGCGTGAACCGGTAAGTTTCGCCACCTCCTCACGGCGCGATTCAAGCTCTTTTTGAATCGCCGTTGCGCAGTGGCAGCTATCCCGCGAAAATCTCGTCATGGCTTGAGAGGCAATCGCGGCGAGCCTGTGAGAGCTGGAAGGGGTGTAATGGGACCGGCGCTGTCTCATGCTTGCACCGCCTTGGGGTCGCGGGGCTGAAACAGGGCATTCTCACCGCCGGGGTTGAGGATCGCAGCGCGGCCGTTCACCGGCGCGATTGCCTTGGCGATCAGAGTCTTGGCAATGACGCGGTGAGCGGACTGCGGGCAAACAGGCTTCCGCCATTTGCCGATGACGATACCGGCGTCGGCATGTTCAAAGTCTGAGTGGAAGAGGTAGAGGCGAGACGATCCGCAATCCAGGCAGGTTTGGTGATCGTTGTAAGGTAGGGTTGTGTTGCGGTGACGGCATCCAATGACTGGCCAGAAAAGCCAAGTCAGAACCGCCGCAAACGTCGGCCAGAAGCCCATTTTAGGGGTTTCAGCCGGTGCTCTAAGTAAATTTCCACTGGTATGCAC